CAAACAACGCGCCTTTGGCCGCCAAAGGCGAAAAGCGCACGTACTCACGGGGCGGTGGCGGCGCCGTCGTTGCGTCAGTGTGGCTTAAAGCTGACGGGTCGGCTACCGTCGAAGCCGAAGGCGCCGTCACTATCATCAACGGCGCGGGCACGTTCGAGCTAGGTGCTGATGGCACAATAAACCTGAACGGGGTTACAATCAGCTCGTCGGGCGTAGTCACCGTACCGGCGAGCCTAGTGCTCGCAGGGAAACAAATCGCAGCGCACACACACCAAATTACAAGCGGGTCGAGCGCACCAGGGCCAACCGGCCCCAACACATAACTGCGGAGGCAACTGATGGAAGGCACGATAGACCTACGGCAGACCAGCGACGGCGGAGACATTGCGTTTGTCGACGGCGCGGCTGTTCAGTGCTCTGGCCTGTCCCCCGCTGCGTACCTCTCGCTGTTCGGAGGCAACGAAGACGACGCGGGGGGCAGGGACACTTCCAGACAATGGTGGGGGAATCTGATCGGAGAGGACACGTACCGCAGCGAGACACAAAACCTTTTGCGTTCGATGCCTGCGACGAGCGGCAACCTGCGCAAAGTAGAGGCAGCCGCCTTACGGGATTTAGCGTGGCTCGTATCGAGCGGGGCTGCGGACAGCGTGACCGTCGCTGCGTCAATCCCTGCGCTTAACGCGCTGCACGTCGACGTGGCTGTCACCGCAGAGGGCAAACAAACTAAGTACACTTACTCCGAAAACTGGGCCGCATCCGTATGAGCACCGTAACCACCGCACAGATTTACGCAAACTTGGTCGCACAGATTGAAGCGGCGCTTTTCCAATCCCTGCCCATCCTGCCAAAAGACCCCCTACGGGTTTTGGCCAAAGTGACTGCGGGGGTTTACACCTTGCTTTACAGGTTCATAGGGTACAACGCACTGCAGACGTTCGTGTCGAGCGCCAGCGCTGACCCTGTGACGATCAACGGCAACACCCTAACCCCGCTGCACGAATGGGGGGTGCTTATCGGCATCGGCCTCCCGCCCAGCGCTACGGCTGCGGAACTGACCGCCACTGTGACGGTGGCAGTCGCGGGCGGCACTTTACCCGCAGGTACGCAAGTCCTTTACGCGCCAACGGGGGTTACGTACTTAACACTCGCCGCCGTGGCGCTCACCGCGCTCACCGTTGAGGTTACGCTTAGAGCGTCCGCAGACAGCTTGGGGGGAAACGGGGCGGGAGTGCGGGGCAACGTACCGCCAGGCAACTCCCTGTCCTTCGTGAACCCCCTGGCAGGCGTGTCGCGTACTCTGGTGGCGGGCGCCGCGACTGTTACAGGCGCCGACGGCGAAGACCCCGAAAGCTACAGGGGGCGCGTTGAGACAAGGTTCAAGCAGCGGCCACAAGGCGGCGCACTGGCGGACTATCAAATTTGGGGCACGGGGGTGGCAGGCACAGTCAACGTGTACCCTTACCGTGACGCACTCTGCCCAGGCCAAGTCGTCGTCTATGTCGAGGCCACGGCGGCCAGTTCGGGCAGTGCCGACGGCATTCCGACCACACCCCAACTGCAAGCCGTGCTCGACGCGATTTACTTAGACGTTGACGGGCTGGCCAGTCGCGCCCCGGTTGACGCTTTGGTTAATGCCCTGCCCATTAGCCGGGTGACGTTCGACGTTACCGTGGCGGGCCTCTCAGTGACCGACCCGGTAACGGTCCAAGCGGAAATAACCGCCGCTATTACTGACTACCTGCGGGCGCGGGCGCCGTACATCCCTGGGCTTTCCTTCCCGCCACGGCTTGACCGAGTGACACAGACGGGCCTGGCTGGCGTTGTGGACGCTATCGTTTCCGCACACGGCGGCACGTTCAGCAGCCTCACGTTCGCAGTCATGGGCGCAACGCTGGTCACGTACTCGCTGGGCGCTGGCGTTAAGGCTAAGCTCGGCGCTTTGGTGTTCTCCGCATGACGCTTTTTGATACGTGGAAGCACCTACTCCCACGGGCGAAGGCGTGGACGGTCACGGTTGATAAAAACTTGCGCCGGTTGGTCCAAGGGCTGTCCACGGCAGGCGATGACGTTCGAAGTGCGGCGGACATGCTGTTTTTGGACGTGCTGCCCGCGTACACGACGAAGCTGGCGCAATGGCTGGACCAGTTCGGGGTCAGTCCCGCGTTTCTCACAGAAGCAGAACAGCGTGCCGCACTGGTTGCAGCGTGGCGAGCACGCGGGTCATTGTCCCCCCGAGCACTGCAAGACACGTTGCGCGGCTACGGGTTCAACGTCTACGTCCACCAATGGTGGGTGCCCGGCTCCGAACCCGCAGTAGGCGTGCCCTCGTGCGCGACCCCCCGTGACCCGCAGTTGTACTTGTCCCCCACGCCCGGCGTAATCTCGGGCATTCAGTGCGGTGAGCCTCTAGCGGAATGCGGTGAGGCGTTGGCGGAATGCGGCAACACGTTCACCGTGCTTGGCTACCCCCTGGTCAACATCGTCGTGCAGACCGTGGCAAAATACACAATGCTGTGCGGCGAACCCCAAGCGCAGTGCGGCGAGCCTTTGGCGGAATGCGGGCAGTACACGGGTTTTGCAGACATTGCGCAGACGTACCCCCTACCCGCTGGTGTGGCGTGCTGGCCGTTTTTCGTATACATTGGGGCGGAGACTTTCCCCGAACTAGCGACAGTGCCTTCGGGGCGGCGGGCCGAATTCGAAGCCTTGCTTTTAAAATACACGCCAGCACACGTATGGGTGGGCGTTTTAGCAACATACGCATAGGGTCCGATATGATCATCCCAAACACCAACGCCGCCTTTACGGGCAAAATTAGCACTTTGGACGCGACGAACTACCCGTACGGGAAAGCGCGCAATGTGACAACGCCGGGGGACGGCCTTGGCACCCCGCTTATAGACGTGCAGTACAACGACTTGCTAGGCTTCTTCGCCGCCGTCGCCGTCGCAGCAGGGTTTACCCCCAGTGGCGACCCAGAAACCGCCGTAGTGTCGCAAGTGCTCGACGGTGTCCGTACGGTCTGCAAGAAAGACGGGAAGCAACAACTGTCCACGCAGACCGCGACCACAGGCAGCTACGCGTCAGCCAACCACAACGCCTTCGTGACTTGCACAAACGCCGCCGCAAACACCGTAACGCTGAACGCGCCCGCAGCACCCTACGGCGACGTCGTGACGTTCTGTAAAGCGGCGGGGGCAGGAGACGTTACGGCGGTGCCTGGCGCAGGCGTCGGCGCCCTGCTTCTCGCCACCGGCGTCACTGCAGTCTTAAACGTCAATAATCAAGTTATGACATGCGTGTCCGTTGCGGCCAACACTTGGCGCATAATGAAATGAGTAGCCTACTACTTGGGGTTATCCAGTCATCGGGTGGCGGCGGAGTTGAGCGCTCGTACAGCATTACGGGCGTGAACACTGACGTCGTCCTTCTGGACATGCACACTGCGCTTTACGGCGCGCCAGTGTCGGGGGACCACACAACCTTTACGGTAGAGGTGGGCGCCACGGTTCGAAGCTCCGGCCCGTCGGTGCCGTCGATGGACACCGGCACGTGGCCTGCGGGTTCGTCGTGGTCGGTAGTCAACCTTGAGTTCACGCGCTGGCGCGGCGCGGGCGCTGACGGCACCGGCCCTAGCGCGGGTGGCCGTGGCGGCACTGCGTTTAAAGCGAGGACTGCGGGCACACTCAACAACACCCTGGGCGCATTGCGTGGGGGTGGCGGTGCGGGCGCCGGTACGGACATTTGGACTAACGGGCTTGGCCAGACGTACAAGGCGGGCGGTGGCGGCGGCGCTGGTGACAGGCCGGGCCTCGGCTTCGTAGTTACCGGCAGCGACAACAACCAAAGCGGGCACGACGGCACGACTACACTGCGCGGACTGGGCGGCCACTTCGGTTCGGACCCTTCACAGCCGACGAGTCCCCACGTACAAGGCGGCGACGGCGGAAACCAAGGCAGCGACGGTACTAGCGCATCCGACGTGTACTTAACAGGCAGCACAGACAACACAGGCGGACCGGCGGGGTACGCAATCGACGGGTACAGCCTGGTCACTCTCGTTGGCACAGGCACACTCATAGGACCGGTAAATGGTTGATGCCCACGAAATGCACGAAGTTCCGGGGAGGTTCAGTGACCACAAGCTGTACCTGTTAAGTAGCGACTTAGCCGCGTACAAGCTTGAGCAAGAGCAACGGTGGGAGCGCCTTGAGCGTATCGTCGAAGCGAACACGCGGTCGGTGGAACACCTCGCGGACTCTGTGAAAATACAAGCCGAAAGCACTGCAGGCATCGTGCAGCTGTGCTCGGACGTTCAGGCAGCGGCGCGTTTAGGCACGAAGGTTCGCATTTGCGTGACTCGTGTACTCGGCGCGGGGGCGGTGGGCGTTATTGCGCTTGCCATAGTCGACAAAGTGCTAGACTACATAACAACACTATTTACGTGAGGAAGGCACCCACTATGTTTAAAATAATTTGCATACTGCTTATGTTTTTCAGCGTCCAGGTTTTTGCAATGAGCGAGCGCGACGCGTTGGCCGAATTGCGCACACGCGACGCGTACGTCGGTCTGATCGCGGCCAAAACCCCCCAGGGACTCGTCGCGACGTCCGGGGCGGTAGGGGCTAACCGCACCAGCTATCGTGACGTTGGCGAGCAGCGGCACGCGTTGTGGGCCTTTAGGCGCGATCTTATCCAGGGGGCGCAAGGGTCTGCGGACGCGGCCAAAGCGTGGGCCTACGCGTGGGGGCACCTAACCTACGACGGGTACTTCGAGAACGGCCTGGCCTTGCCCGACACTGCGACGCTAGAAGCCAACACGTTCTACTTGTCCGCGTACTGTGAAGCCACAAACCCCGTGCCTTACGTACAAGGGCCGGTACACGTGAACCTGGCGTACCTATCCCAAAACTTAGCGGACATTTACGCGCAAGGCGCCCGGGCCACAAACCGATTGGCTTTTGCGGCGACTGCTTTTATTTTAGCGGGGGAACGGACGGGGAACGTGCAGGCCGTTAGATCGGGAAAGCTGCTATTAGAACAAGCGTTCCTTTTGCAAAGCGCCGACGGGTACTTTAGCGAGAAGGGGGGTTGGGACACGAGCTACCAAGCAGTGACTATGCTGCAGCTGGAGGCGTTGTATTTTGGGAGCGCAGACCCGGCAGTGCGGAACGCCGTCGCTATCAGGTTACAGCGGGCGGCGCTTTGGCTTGAGGCACGGGTCCATGCGACGGGGGTCGTGTGTGACCGGGGCAATACGCGCACGGCCAATAACGCTGACGACTCGCCGGAACATAAGCAGATTAACTACCCCGAAGTCGCATTAGCGCTGGGGTACGCGGGCGCGGTGTTGTCTGACGAATCGTTGATAGACGCGGGGGCGTCAGTTGCAGACTACTTTTTGCAGTCCCGCCCCTAGATCAAAGCCGCTTCGGCGGCCCTACGTTTGACCAAGCCCGGCAGCACACGTCCACCCCCACGCACCCACTTAGCCAGCTCTTTCGGAACGTCCACCCACCTGTCCTCAAGTATCCGTTTAAGCATAGTCGAGGCTAACAGTGCGCCGTTTCCTAGGTTATACCCAAAGCTCCCAATAGCGGCCATGCGCCCC